ATATGGTTGATCAAACTTTAGATGAAGTAAGGGCGGTGCAAGAGGCCAACAAAGGCCGACGGCATCTGGAACTTAAAAACACTTACAAGAGAAAAATATCTAACTTCATCAAAGAATGTTCTGTCCAAAGTTTAGAAAAAATAGTAACACTAATTGATAAGGAGGAAGATAAAAATGAACATAATGAGACATAAATCAGTTGCGGTACGCAAACCAGACTACGATGTTTTAAAAGGATTATGTGGCAAAGAACACAGAGGGCCTAGTCAATACATATCGCTATTGATTAAAAAGGAAGTTGAACGACGGGCGAAGGATCGTAAAATGACTCCAGAGGCTTACGTTAAGAAGATTCTAAGCGATAAAAAATAGCACTTGTATTAAAATACAATTAAGAGTATAAGCAAGATAGTTGACGTACAACTATAAAAACGAATCATTTTCTATTTACATTTTTCATTTTAATAACAATAATTTAGGAGTATTTGTGGCTGAACTAGACAACGCAATAAAACTAATCGCTTCTCGTACCAATCGAGAAGAGTTTAATAAAATAAAATCTGTAATGTACGGATTGTTTTGTGGAGCTAGTTTTGGATTTGATGATAGTGGCATGGCCTTCAGAGTCCACCTTGATCAGATCCGTAATAAAACAGATAAGGAGAAACTTAATGCGAGAGTATTACGCGTAGTTAAGTGACTTAAATGAGGGCTGGGTGATCTCTTTTGTCATCTTTCAGAGCTACCATTCTGGCCCAGTCCTCGTTTAATTCATTACCATGTTATTCGAGGAGCTAAAAACAGGATATGAGTCTGAAAAAATATTACCAGAACAAAAATTATGGCGGGCTGTTCTGCAACGCGCTTTTGAAGATGTTATATATCCTGGTATGGAGAGACCGTTGGTGGTACAAAAGTATAAGGCACACGGTTGGTTCTCTGATGGGGGTGACGATTTTAATACTGTCTGCTCTTTGGCTGGGTTTGATTACACTTACGTTTACGACACTTACCAGCGTATGGTAGAGAATGAACAAGTCTACTTCTCTCCAGAACAAATTAAATATATCAATTGGCGCAAAGAATATAACCGAAAAAGAAAAATACGACTTTAGTGTTAAATATAGAATAGAAAAGCGGTCCACTAAACAATGCAGCAAATGTGGAATTACAAAAAATTTACAAGAATTTTATTTTAAGGCAGGTAAACGACGGCTCCAGGCCGAGTGTCGAACGTGCTTAAACACAAGTAGGATTAAAAAATACTCATCAAGTCCAATTGAATACATAGACTATCTTACAAAAAATTTAAGAAATAGAAGTGATAAGAAAAAACGTAAAGAATCTTTATTAAAACGTCACGAGTTTTTAGAAATATTTAGATTACAGTTTGAAAGGTTCGGGATTCAATGTCCATATTCAGGCATTGAAATGACATATGAGCTTGGGTTAGGTAAGGCTAAGGAAACTAATATATCAATTGATAGATTCGATTCTACGAGGCCCTATGAGCGGGGAAACGTGGTGTTTTGCTGTTGGTTCGTTAATCGTATGAAGTATGATTATACTGATGTGGAATTCATGGGTGCTTGTGAACATATTGCGAGAAATAAAGACAGATTTGAAGAAGTTAGAAGGTACATAAAAGAAAAGGCCCAGTGGCCAAAAATCAACCGTTGAAAAACCACTGAGCCCGAGGGAGTAATTAATACCCAGTTAAGTTTTATTCATGGCTACCTCCATGTCAAGACTTTATCACGGATCACGGACGAGGGCAAATAATATAGTTTAGAATAGTTCTAAATTATAATATCTTATAAGGTACACTAAGGTACGAGCATGTATGATATGAAAAATAGTACCGAGTACACTGAAAACAGGAAAATAGACTATTATCCTTATATATCAACGTTTATTCTTTCAGTGTAGTACCCTGAAAGTACACTGAATTTCAGACTACTATAAGTAACTCTACTGGTTAGGTGACCTTTTTTGTGGTAAGTATATATATTTAGATTATTATACCTATATAGATATTGAAAATTATGAATACTGTTGGAGCATTAAAGAAACGATTGAAAGGTGCAGAATATCTGACACCAAAGCAAAGAACATTTGCTGAGTATTTCGTATCTAGATATCCAGACGTTACCAAAAAAGAGGCTGCTAAAGCTGCTGGGTACGCTGACAAAATTTGTGAGAAGACAGGTAGTTTATTAACTAATCCTGATAAGTATCCTCATGTGGTTGCTTACATTGAGAAGTTAAGAGATTCAGCTGCTAAGACTTATAAAGATCATTACAGACATCTTAGAAGATTAGACGATTTATCAAAAAAGGCAGAAGACAAAGGACAACTAGCTGCTGCTATCAACGCAGAGTTTAGGTTAGGTCAATCTGTTGGTTTATATGTTGACAAGAAAGAAATAAAAGTTCAAGACCTTTCTGCAATGTCAAAAGACGAATTAATTAAACAGATAAATGAGCTACGTGATGAAATACCAAACAGCAAAATCCTCGAAATCGAAGCCGAAGAAGGTAACGATGAATTGGAAGACTGAAAAAGATTTTTGGAACGCATTTCATAAACATCATAACTCTCATTTGATATCAACTAATGTGGGAGTAGTTAGTGTCAACACTAAAAAAGAAGATTAGAGTTAATTACGAAGATGTTCAGATTAATCTTGTTTCACCTTCTAATGATAACGACGATCATTGTTTTGGGGAGTATGATTCTGTAAAAAATACTATCCAATTGGATAAAACACAGTCATCAAGATCACTTGCTAATTCGCTTTTACATGAAGTTTTACATTCAGCAGTTTATCATTCTGGTCTTAATTCAGAGGGTAATTGTTTAGCTGCAGACAAAGATGAAGAGCTTGTTGTTAATAATTTATCTAATACACTTTCACAAATAATTAGGGATAACAAATGGTTCTTACCTTACATACAAAAGAATATAAATTCAGGAGTCAAAACCAATGAGAAAGCAGGAATCAAAACTATACGAAGAGCTAAGAAAAGCGTTACCAAACGTACACTTTCAAAGAATAGAAACAAACGTAGGACTAGGAATTCCAGACGTTAATGGGTGTTGTAAAGGTATAGAGTTTTGGCTAGAGTTAAAGGTAAGTTCTGGTACAGCTCTACGGTTATCTAAATTCCAAAAGTCGTGGATTATCAGGCGTGGTAGAGAAGGTGGAAGAGTATTTATCTTGCGAAAGGCCCTCAAGGAGAGAGCTTTAAAACTGTACCAGTGGACATCGGCCATGGTTCATGAGCCATCAACCCCCGTCCCGTTTGCCAATTTCCCATATCCCGTTGACTACAGCCAACTTCTAGATACCATCCTGCAGAGTCAGGCTGCTGCGCCAGGGACCGTGCAGCTGGATCCGTAGTTTCCCGTTTCCCATCTCCCATTTCCCATTGCAAATTCAACATTTTTTGACCATCGACCCAGAGCCCGTACCACAGCTGGTACCGCGTACCGAAGAGGTGAACTCCCATTTCCCATTGGTAATCCACGCTTTTGTTCAGAAAAGCAGGACTGAACAGCAGCAGCGGACCAGTGCAGCGTGATCCAAGCTGGAAAAATAAATACTTGACATCGGCGTGGGATAATATATATACGCACATGGTAGCTCAATAAATCTCAAACTTGTTAGCTCCTGTTTGCGTCCGTTGGGCTACCGTCATCTTGGGGCACTCGAGAAAAAGCTTCCCACTAAAGAATGAGACTAGTCGTTTAGTGTTTATGGCGAAACCTATGATGCCCCATCTCCCATTTCCCACTTCCCACTGCAGAACCAAGAACCGTGGTTTGTAGATAGAGCCCTTCCAGACGGCGGTACCGCTGGTCCGCTTCTGGTGGTTCAGGTGTCGGTGGTGCTGTAGATTACCTTACGCATACACACGCGCTTGTGTGAAAAATTTTTTTATTTTATCTATTGACTTCTGTGGCTAAACATCTTATGTTCATGGGACAACCAAAGGAGAACAACGATGACAAAAGAAGAAATAAAAAACTTTGAACAAAACAACACAATCTTTACCTGTAAGAAACATGGCAAAGAATCATACTTCAGTATTAAGAAGTTTGAAAAGCATCCAAGATGGGCGAAGCGGATGGTGTATGTCTGGTTTAAGGACGATGAACGTGGCGACGAGAAAATGTGGTGTAGAATCTTCAAAGGTGATTTGAAGAACGGGATTGGGATTCTAGACAATCAACCATTTAATGTAATCCAATATAAGTTAGGTGATAAATTTAAATATAAAACAGATGCCGAAGGTATCACGTGGATGGTGGAGAAAGTATGAGTATTGAAAAATTTTTGCTTGAAGGAGAGAAGGCAGAGTCCTTCACCATTGAAGATGTTGTCAAACACGGTTGCAGCGGCGGGGTAATCCCGTCGCTGATTTACTACCATGATACCGTGAAGTTCTATGATGAACATGAAACCTGGATCTGGCAGCAGCTGGATCAACACGCCAACGACAGTGGTCTATCAATCCTGCAGTACATTTCCCAATTGAATGGAGGAAAGGACGTTGGGTCAATGACACAGCTTAAGAACCTGCTGAGCTGGTGGGCTGCAGAGGTTGCTGCACAGTACATCCTGAACGAAAGAGAGGAGGCAGATGAGTGCACTGGTTAGGTATATTATTTGGTTTGTTTTTGATGCGATCGGAATGGGGGCGCGTGGCCGTGGGCCTGGCGTTGGTAGCGATATTCATCTAGTTCCCACTTCCCATCCCAAGCCTCGAGACCTTAGATCTACGGATGAAGAGCTGACTGGCAGCTGGTACCGCGGACCAGAGAATTCCCACTTCCCACCTGAAGAAAGGAGTTCTGATGTGTATGAAAAAGCTAATGCATCAGGAGCTGGGTCCGCAGCAGCAAATGTGATCCCGTTTCCCATTTCCCACCGAAAAGACGAGGTTGATGATGTGAAAGAAAGCCAGAAACAGCACGGCGGTACCGCGAAAATTCGGATTTTGTTCTATTGGTCGTTGGTTGGTTGGCTATTATTCAATCTGTGAGGTTAAAATAAAAAATGAAATAAATGTAAATATTCGCTTGATATGGTCATGGGATTTGATAAGCTTTCATTGTTATAAATATAAACAATAGGAGTATATAACATGACAAAGACAAAAGAGAAAAAAGCACCTAGTGTGTTTTCAAGAAAACAAAAACAACTAATTATAAATAGTTGTGAATTGTTGGATAACAAAAGCCAATTAAGTAGTGATTGGAATAGAATAATAAAACCTGAATTGGTTTTATTGTTCGAAGACTTTAGCTCAAAGAACGTAGCAACTTGTTCTGGTTTAAGTCTTATTAAAAATAAAACTTACTACCAAATCAATCGTAATGTAAAAGAGTACAATATGTTTGATACTGAAAGTTTTAAAAAAGAAAATCCAGATTTGTTCAAAAAGTTCAGTAAAAAGAACGTAAGAACTAATTGGACTTATTCAATTAAAGAGGTATAATTCAGCATGACAAAAGCACTTATAAAAATGAATGAGATTATATCTCAAGACAAAAGCAATGACGAGATTGTTGCCGAGTTAAAACAATTCGTAGATATCTTAAAGAATAAAAAAGAGAGTACGATTGATTGGCAACTTGTTGCAGGATATCTAGATCAACAAGTCTTTGAATTCTTTTTAAGAAATCAAAATGATGAGAAGATCAAAGAATTCGCAACAACACTCGCTGGAAATCTTGCCGAGAAATTCGGACTTGTGCGAGATACTACGACAATGACGCGACCTAATTAAACCAATGTGCCTGGCGCTAACGCGCCAGGCTCTCACCTGTTCACCATCTCAAATTAGTATCTCTTTTTTTCGCTGTACCAGATTTAGTTATTTTTCCACACCCCACCCCCTAGATTTTGCGAATGTAACTTGACGAACAACATACGTGCAAAGTTAGACAAATATGATATAACCAAAATACTTATGGATTTAGATTTACTGCCAAAAGAGAAGTTAATTAAGGTAAAACAACTTCTAGATGCAAAAAAGATACTGAAAGCAAGAACAGAATTCCTTTTCTTTGTTAAACAAGTATGGCCAGATTTCATTTGCAGAGAAGCAAATGAACCTTCTAAGTGGGGCCACCATCAAATAATTGCTGACAAATTAACTAAGGTTGCGGAAGGCAAGATTAAGAGACTCATTATCAACATGCCTCCTAGACATACTAAATCTGAGTTTGCATCTTTTTTATTTCCTTCTTGGATAATGGGACTCCGACCCAAAGCCAAAATCATGCAGGTTTCTCACAATGCTGAACTCTCACAAAGGTTTGGTAGAAAAGTAAGAAACTTAGTTGACAGTACCGAATATAAAAAAATTTTTAATAATATGGGACTCCAACAGGATAGCAAAGCTGCAGGTCGTTGGGAAACTTCTGATGGAGGTGAATATTTTG